AGAGTGTAACTGTTGCGAATCTATCTCCATATAAGGGAATGCTAGACTTTGCAAGTGCAATGAGAATTAAGTGGGACGCGAAAGATAAATACGAAAGATTAAGTAAGCCATTCAATGGACCTACTGAACAAAAATCTAAATTTCAACTTATTACTGCAATGTATGGTGACCTAAAGAAACAAGTGATTAAGAAATCAAAAGACCCAAGTTTTTCTAAGACAGCATTCGCTTTCTTAAAGAAAAGTATCTTTGGTAAAGATTTGGCTCATGTTGTTGATGTGACTTCTGGTGGTGTCAAAGAAATTACACCAGAGTATTTTGAGAGACTTGAAAAGTCGACCAAACTTGGAGTTGAAGAGCGAGGAAACAATTTAGTATTCTTTGATAAAGAAACAAAGAGTCCAATCTTTCAGTTAAGAACTAAATTGAGACCTCCTCCTGCAAACGAAGCAAAATTTTATTTGGAAGTTGGTAAATCGATTTACGCGAAATGATGAGGCTTTATGACGACATTTGTGACTGGTGGTTTGGGATTTATTGGATCTAACTTTGTCCATGCTCACCTAAAAAAGCATCCTTCTGATACAGTTGTTATTATTGACAACTACTCTTACGCAGCAGATTCGAACAATATTCTTGGTCTTCATGAGGACTATCGTGTCATCGTGAAGCGTTGTGACATTCGCAATCTCCCTTTACTGGATCAAATTTATCACGATTATGAACCAGACATTACCTTTCATTTTGCGGCTGAGTCTCATGTTGATAATTCTATTGCTGGTGATGACATTTTCCTCAGCACCAATATTGATGGCACTCACAACATTCTAAAATGTATTCGTAAGTTTGGTGGCAAACTCGTACATATCTCTACCGATGAAGTCTATGGATCACTCTCTCATGACGATCCACCATTCACCGAAAAGACTCCATACGATCCTCGCAATCCGTATTCTGCATCAAAGGCAGCAAGCGATCATTTAGTTCGCGCATATGTGAATACACATAAGATTGATGCAGTTGTGACTAATTGCTCAAATAACTACGGTCCGCGACAGCACAAAGAAAAGTTTATCCCAACAGTAATTCGTCATATCAAGAACAATACACCAATTCCTGTTTATGGTACAGGTCAAAATGTTCGTGACTGGATCTTTGTCGATGATCATTGCGAGGCATTACTGTCGATTGGAGAAAATTTTAAGTCAGGTGAACGATACAATATTGGTGGCGGTCATGAAATGAGCAACCTTGAGATGGTAACACTCATTCTTGATCTAATGGGTAAGCCAGTGAATATGTATCAGAACTGGATTAATTTTGTTACAGACCGCAAAGGTCATGATTTTAGATATGCTATGGATTCATCAAAAATCTATAAGGAACTTGGTTGGTCTGCAAAGACAAAGATCAACGAAGGTCTTATAAAAACATTGGAGTGGTACAATGCGTAAAGGTATTATTCTATCAGGTGGAATGGGAACCAGACTATACCCATGCACTGAAGTTACATCAAAGCAATTATTGCCAGTTTATGACAAGCCTCTTGTCTATTATCCATTGTCTACATTAATGATGGCTGGTATTCGCGACATTATGATTGTGAATTCCCCAAACGATGCCGCAGCATTTAAACGACTCTGTGGCGATGGTTCTCAATGGGGAATTAGCATTTCGTATTCAATTCAAAACGAACCAAAGGGAATTGCTGAGTGTTTTCGCATCTGCGAAAAGTGGATTGGAAAAGATGATGTTACACTGATTCTTGGCGATAATATTTTCTATGGTAATGAGTTGATCAATCGTTTCAATTCTGCTACTTGGAATAATGTTGGATGTACATTGTTTGCTTATCATGTCAGCGATCCAGAAAGATTTGGTGTTGTTGAACTAGATGATAGAGGTGATCTCAAGGCAATCTTAGAAAAGCCAAAGTATCCACCAAGCAATTATGCGGTCACTGGGCTTTACTTTTACGACAATAAAGTAGTAGACTATGCATGGCAGATACAACCTTCTGCTCGTGGTGAGTTGGAGATTACAGACATTAATAATCTTTATCTTAAGAATCATGATGTAAAGGTTGAATATCTCAATCGTGGTATTGCATGGATTGATACAGGCACTTTTGAATCACTATCAGAAGCATCTGTATTCGTGGGTTCTGTTCAAAGAAGAACTGGAATGATGATCGCGTGTCCAGAAGAAATTGCATTTAAGAATGCATGGATTACTGAGAATCAAGTTCGCGCTTCGGCAGAGAAATATTCTAAATCTGACTATGGAAAGTATTTGAGTAAAATACTACAACAGCATGAATATATTAGTAATCGGTAGAGGTTGGGTTGGTCGAAAGATGTTCGACCAACTAGTGATAAATGGGCATATAGTTACACTATGCCCACATTACAAAGCAGAAGAAGCAATACACAAAGTCGATTATGATTGGGTTGTGAATTGCGCTGGTGTTACTGGCATTCCAAATGTTGATGCTTGTGAAGATATCAAAGCAGAAACAATGGAAGGTAATGCAATGTTTCCAGTCACTTTGCAAAAGATATGCGAATCTCTCGAAATTAAATTTGCTCATTTCTCGAGCGGATGCATTTATGAGGGAGAGATTACTGATGATTATGCTGATCCAAATTTCTTTGGTAGCACATATTCTGTGAGTAAAGGCGTCTCGGATCTTTTGCTGAAAGACCGCTGTTTAATATTTCGAGTTCGTTTACCATTTGATGGATCGCATAGCCCCAAGAATCTGTTACAAAAGTTGTATAATTACTCAAAATCAGGTAAACTAGTAGAGGGTGGTCTAAATTCTATCACTGATATTGATGAGGCAGTTGAAAATGCTGCACATTTAATTGAAATTGGTGCGAATGGACCATTCAATCTTGTAAATGAGGGTGCTGTAACAACACACGAAATTGCAGAGATGATGGAGTTACAATGTGATTGGTGGACAGCAGATGAATTTAAAACCGTTGCTGTTGCTCGCCGATCTAATTGCGTTATTCCATCTTATGAAGGAATGAGCCCAGTTAAACTTGCTTTGTTAAGAAGAATTAGTCAATTTAAGGAAACATTATGAGTGATGTAAAACAAATGATTGAAGAGTTGGTTGCCGCTGTTGGTACACCAAAGTATGCATACAACTGTAAGGAATTCAATCCTGAGAAGGATACTGTATTCTATTCTGGTCCATATTGGGACGAGAAGGAAGTCATTGCTGGTGTCACTGCATTCTTAACAGGCAAGTGGCTTGTCTCTGGTGAGCAGGTTGGTAAGTTCCAGTGGGCATTCGGTCACAAGTTTAATGTGAAGCACTGTCACATGGTGAACTCTGGTTCATCAGCCAATCTTACTATGGTTGCTGCTCTTAAAAAGCACTTGGGTTGGAAGGATGGCGACCAAGTTATCGTATCACCTGTTGGTTTCCCAACAACGATTGCTCCGCTGGTTCAGAATGGTCTTGCGCCAGTCTTTGTTGACATTGAAATGGACACACTCAACTTTGACCTCGATCAAGTTGAGAAGTGGATCACTGATAAGACAGTCGCTATTTTCGTTTCACCTGTTCTCGGCAATCCGCCACATATGGATCGCATCAAAGATATGTGTGAGCGACATGGCATTCGTTTGATTGGTGATAACTGTGATTCATTGGGCACAAAGTGGGATGGTAAGTTACTAACGGATTACTATTATGCGTGGACAACTTCTTTCTATCCTGCTCACCACATTTCGACAGGCGAAGGCGGCATGGTTTGCTCAAACGACGAAAACCTCATTAACACCGCTCGTAGCATTAGCTGGTGGGGTCGTGATTGCCGTTGCGTTGGTGCTGCTAATCTATTGGCTTGCGGAACATGTGGTAATCGCTTTGATAAATGGCTTGAAGGATATAATGGAATAATTGATCACAAGTATCTCTTCACGAATATGGGATACAATCTCAAGCCACTTGACATGCAAGGTGCAATTGGTATTGAGCAGTTGAAGAAGATCGACGAGATTGATGTGAAGCGTCGTCTGAACTTCCAGCGAATTAAGAGTTTGTTCTATCGTTATGTTCCAGGAGTTCGTGTTGCTTCTAATCTTGATCTCGCTGACCCATCATGGTTCGGTGTGCCATTGATCACTGATACACCTGAACTTAAAGAAAAACTCCAGGCATTCTGCGAAGCCAATAAGATTCAAACTCGCAATTACTTCGCTGGAAATATTCTGTTGCATCCTGGCTACAAGCATCTTGATGATGCTGCCAAGTATCCAAATGCGAACAAGGCTTTGAGTAATGTATTCTTCGTCGGATGCCCACCGCATTATGGCGATAAGGTTTGGGAATACTACGAGAGTGTGCTTGCAAAATGGGAATGCTAAACATCTTTGGAGGGTACGGATTTGTCGGAACTCAATTCTGCAATACAACCAAAAACGGTTATATCAAGAATTACCGAGATAATTACCAAGTACGGAAACCAGATTGCGTTTACTTTATTAGTACCGTTGATAACTATAATGTACATATCAGTTCTACGGTGGATATTGATACTAATCTCATTGTATTAATGAGGGTACTAGACGAATATCGCAAATACATAAAAGAAACTGGTGAGAAAGGATGCTTTAACTTCATCAGTTCTTGGTTTGTCTACGGAAAAGACTCTGGGTTTGGGGAAGGATCTCGAGGTATTCCTGAAACCGACTCTTGTGATCCGAAGGGATTCTATTCAATTACAAAGAGATGCGCCGAGCAGTTGTTAATGTCTTATTGTGAGACATTCGATCTGAACTATCGCATACTGAGGCTTGCAAATGTATTGGGTGCAGAGGATAAAAAAGTATCTTCGAAGAAGAACGCACTCCAATATCTATTAGGCGAAATCGCTGCAAACAGACCCGTCGACCTCTATGATAGTGGTTATTTTTATCGTGATTATATTGATGTTCGCGATTGCGCTCGAGCAATCAATCTGGTTGTCAACAATGGAGAACTCAACTCCATCTACAACATCGGAAACGGCTATCCGATAATTTTCCGAGACATTCTTCGTTATGCTCGAGATTCGATGGATTCGGCTTCCGAACTCCGCACGATTGAGCAGAAAGAGTTTCACAAGAAGGTTCAGTCCTCTCGCTCTTTCTTTATGGATAACAGCAAGTTAAGAGGGCTTGGATATCGTCCAGATTATGACATTCAAAAAACAGTTGACGATATCATCTATAATATACTAACCGCAAAAAATAACTAAATATACTATAATCCCACAGTGTGGAGAGAGTATGTTTGGTTTCAAGCAGTACATTCCGTTTCTAACAGAGCAAAAAGCACCTGCTCGCGGAATACAACACCTTCCTCATCCAGCCGAATCTGCCTTTAGTTCCAAGAAGTCTGCAGTCGGCACTGCTCTCTCTAAGATCCATGGCGTCATTAATGGTCGTGCTCCAATGACCAAAAAGATTGACGATCGCATGTCAGTGCAAATTATTAAAGACGCAAAGGGGAAAGTTGGGGTAAAATATAAGGGACCTGGAGCGCAATATAACTTTTCCCACGATGATATAAAGAAGCAATATACTCATAAGCCATATATTGCTGGTCCATTAATGAACATTCTGAATCATGTTCACAAAGTTCTCCCAGATCGCCCAGGAGAATATCAGGGTGGATATCTCTCTGCTCCAGAAGATAGAACAGAAGAAGATGGTCATATTGGACACAAACCGAATACTATTCGATATTCTGTCCCAAAGAACTCTCCCGAAGGGAAGAAACTTGCGAAGTCAAGAGTAAGTCTTGTG